CGCTTGGGTTATCGGGCCAGGCGGGTTTGACGGTAACGAGCCCAGCGAGTGCGATTGTGGACATCGAGGGCACCGTGAGCGCATCCCCGCCGCCGCCACCTCCACCCCCTCCTACCAACTACGTCATCACGGACGCTTACGGGGCGATGCGCTTCGGCAATTACCTCATCGGCAATAACAACTGGGGCGGCACACCCAATCAGCGATTGACCGCCGCGAGCAAGGATGCGTGGGGCGTGACCACCACGGCGACCCAGGATGTGGGCTCTCCACGCTCCTACCCCTCGATTACCAGGGGCTGGACGCAGAACGGCAACATGCTGATCCCGCTCTCGACGCCGGGGACGAACGACTGGACTACGAAGTGCGGCATGGGCATCCAGGTGGATAAGTTGACCCAAGCCAAAGTGCATTGGCAATTCACGGCGCCGACCACGCCCGGCTGGCGCTGGATGGGCTTGCAGGATATTTACTTTCACAAGACCGCGACCCCGGCCTACACGGAATTTCCGCCGTTCGTGGACTTGATGATCGACCAGGCGCTCGGGGATCAGAAAGTCAACTCCACGACGTACTACGCGCTGGTTGCGTCGATGGATCACGCGTCCGAAGTCACGATCGCCGGCGTGAAGTATCTGATCTATTTGGACGATAACGGCGAGAGTGCGTATCACCAGTCGGGCGGCCACACGATTCATCTGTTCAACGCGCCGACCTCGTTCAACCCGCCGTCCGGCAATACGCAGTGGGGAACGCGCGATGGCGTGAACGATGTGTGCGCCATCGTCAAGTATTTTCTGCAAGCATCACCCAAAAACGACGCGGGCAAGATATTGATGTTCGCGAACGGCAACCCGGTCACATCGCCGCTGATTTCGACCGCGCTCTACCTGACCGCGATCAATTCGGGGTGGGAGATTGACCAGGGAACGGCGTTCGAGACGACTGCGTTCGCGATCGCGATGCAGGGCGAGAGCCTGGCATGAGCACCGATGCGAAGGATATCGTGAAGGTACGCCTGCTGCTCGCCGCGCTCTTTATGGCGGCGCGCATCACCAGCGGGTCGCAGCCGCAGCGCGATGAACTCGTCAAGGAGTCGGTGGCGGACGCGGACGCGCTGCTGCGCGAGGTTCCGCTGTGACGGCCTGGCGCGCGACCGTGATCGGCGGGTTCGCGGCGATGTACGGCCTCGTCACCGCCGCCGCCATACTCTTCGTCGGGGCGCCGGCATGGGCGGCCTGCGTGAGCGCGCTTGGGATGACTTATACGATCGGGTACTTGGCCCATGCGTGCACGGAAAGTCCGCAGGCGCTTCATATCAGTGAAGTCCTTGCGACCTTCATCTTGAGCGCGTTCTTCCTCACGCTGATTGTGCTCACCGCATTGTTTTGGGTTGGCGGGGATATCAGTGAGCACTGAGGACGACATGAGCCATCAAGGCGCCACGTACCCGAAACGCCGGGAGGCGCTCGCCCAAGGGCATTTGCTTGAGGTACTTCGCCGTCAAGCGGCCAAGCGTACCGAGACGGGCGATCATCCGCTCGCCTTGGGCCGGTTTTATCCCCCGTACTTGAACCCGCTCACACAGGTTGAAGTGCAGGCGATCCGTGTGGCGATCGAACGGCGGCGCGGATGATAGTCCTCGTTATCTTCGGTGTTTGTGTGGTGCTGCTGTTGGCCTGGTGGGTGGGGGAGCGGTGAGCATTGAGCACGATGGCTTCGAGGCGCTGTGCGCCGAGAACACGCAACTTACCCAAGAGTGTATTGCGCTGCGGGCAAAATTGGCCGCGATTCGCCGGATTCTCGATATGCCGAGGGGCAACGCGCAAGCCTTGTGCGAGTGGCAGGATTTATTGGACAAGCAAGATCGGGACCGCGAGCCCGGCGAACTGCCCGACTTCGCTGAATTTTTAAAAGGTACCTAATCCATGCGCAACTTTACATTCACCCCCTGGACGATCGTGCTCATCATTTTGGTGCTGGCCTGCTTCGGCGGCGGCAACTACTACGGCGGCGGGGTCTACCGCAGTTGGGGGTTTGGCGGCGGCGGCCTGCTGTTGCTGATACTGCTTTTGCTGTTGTTCGGCGTCATCTAGGAGTTATCCCATGCTTCCCTCCCTCTTCGATATTTTGTGGCTCTTGGTCGGGGTGGCTTTAGGCATCGGCGGGGCGATCGCTTATGTGCATAGCCATCAAGCGAAAGCGCTCGCGGCGGTCGCAACTGTCGTCGGCACGGTGCAAGCCGATGTGGCCTCCGTCAAGGCCAAGGTGTGAGTGAGGCGCCGGAGTATCAGACCGCAATGGGCGGTCGGGCACCCGTGGATGAGCGCGTGGACGCGCTCGGCCGGTTGCAACGGCTGCACACGCCGGTCATATCGGAGCTCATAAAGGCGTCCGAAATGACGCCGTTGATTGAGTCGATCCAGGACGCGCTCGCAACGGAGGCGCTTGAAAAGGCGCTGACGAAAAATAACGTGATCCCGTTTCCGAGCGACCGCGCGCAAAAACATAAGGCGGGCATGCAGTCGGTGTGGCTTGACGACATGCAGGTGCACATCAACGGCGACTTCTACGAGCGCCCGGGCCTGTTCACGTTCGACGGCATGAGGCAGATGGTCGAACAGACCCCGATATTAAATGCGGTCATCATGACGCGCATCCGCCAGGTGCAAGCGTTCTGCCACGTCTCCGCGAACGACAAGCCGGGGTTCGCGATCCGCATGAAGGACGATGACAAGCATGCGAAGAAGGACGAACTTCAGTCTATCAACCTGCTTGAGAAGTTTTTTTTGAACTGCGGTTGGGAGACGAACCCGCGGCGCCGGCAACGGCTGCACCGCGATAATTTCCCGAATTTCATGTCGAAGATCGTGCGCGACAGCCTCACGATGGACTCCTGCCCGATCGAAACCGAATACAAAAAGGACAAGTCACTCGGCGTCGACGGCCTCTATGCGGTCGATGGCGCGACGATCCGCTTGTGTTCGGAGATAGGGTACCAGGGCGACGATGAGATATTCGCGCTACAGGTGGTCAACGGCCGTATCCGTTCGGCGTACACGTATGAGGATCTGATCTACGTGCCGCGCAATCCCCGGACCGATGTGCTGGTGGGCGGGTATGGCCTCTCGGAGACCGAGCTGCTGATACGCGTCGTGACGGGGTTCCTGAACGCGTTCTCCTACAACACGAAGTATTTCGACTCGAACGCGATCCCGAAAGGGATGCTGCACATGACGGGAAACTACTCCGAGCAGGACATATCGGCGTTCAAGCGTTACTGGAACGCGATGGTCAAGGGCGTCAGCAACGCGTGGTCGCTGCCGGTGATGATATCGAAGGATCAGGACTCGAAAGCCGCGTTCGAGAAGTTCGGCGCGGACTCTGAGGAAATGATGTTCTCGAAGTGGATGACGTTTCTTGCGAGCCTGATTTGCGCGATCTACGGCATCGCGCCCGATGAAATCAATTTCGAGAGTTTCACGTCCGGCAAGTCCTCTTTGTCGGGCGATGACACGGCCGAGAAGCTCGCCAACAGCAAGGACAAGGGGTTAACGCCGCTGCTGGCGTACTTCGGCGACCTCTTCAGCGACTACATCGTCGCCGACTTCGGCGATAAGTATCAGTTCAGTTGGAACGGACTCGACGCGACCGATGAGAAGCAGTCGTTCGAGGAAGTCAAACTGTGCAACACCGTGAACGAGCTGCGCGCGGCGCGCGGCGAGGATAAAATCGCCGAGTCGTGGGGCGATGCGCCCTTGAACCCGTCGTTGATCGCGGTCTGGCAGCAGGGCCAGCAACAGGACTACGGGCAGCCCGGGGAGGCGCCGCCCGGGGAGCAGCCCGACAACGGGTTCGGCCAGCCGCCGCCCGATCAAGGCGGCCCGCCGGTCGACCCGGACGCGCAGCCGGAGGGCAAGCAGCCGATCAGTGAGGCCGGCAAGCCGGCGGCCGGCAATCCGCCGATGCCAGGGGCGCCGCCGCCGCCGATGGCGAAAGCCTACGGATTGCCGGTCTACTCCGTAACGAGCTACTGAAATGCAGCAGCCGAGCACGAAGCCGGCGCCGAAACCCGGTGAAGTGGACGAAGAGGCCGCCGCCCGCAAACCTGACGTACAGGTGGGCGATGAAGTGTTTTTCAATCATCCGGCCGGTCCCATGTCGGGCCGGGTGACGGCCGCCGGCGAGCACGGCGCGACGATCGACGCTGCGGGCGTGACACATAAAATCAAATGGCCGCACATCGTCGGGCACAAGAAGCGCGCCGAGCAGCATTACACCATTGCCGAATCTGGCGAGGATGGACATATCGTGACCGACCAACGCGGACGACGGATTTTCCTGCTGATCCCGAACCAGGCAACGGAGGATCCCCTGATGGCAAAGGCGGTCGGCACGCCCTACCAGGGGCGCGCGGGATTATCGAAAAAAATCATCACGGAAAAGACGACCGGCCGGCAGGTCACGCACTACGTCAAAACGTCGAAGGATGAACCGAAGGGCCGGAAAAAGGCGGCGCCCGATGAGGCCGGCGGCGTGCCGAAAGATGCGCCCGAAGTGGGCTCGGACGTGAGTTTCAAGGCCGGGGATTTCGCCGGCAAGGGCAAGGTCGTGTCATCGGGGCCGCAAGGTGCCACGGTGCGCGATAGCACGGGCCGCGATCATCAGGTGCATTGGGGCGAGATTGACGAGAAACCGAACTACGCCCCGCGTAACGAGGGGGAGAACGACAAGGGCTATGCCAAGCGCGTGGTCGATCATATGCCGCCGCCGCGCAAGTTGCCGGAGGAACACGAGAAGTATTTCGACACAAAGGGGGCCGCCACGGTGCCGATGGAGAACCTGCACTCGACGAAAACGGACGAAGAGAACAAGGAGGGCGGCGATAACGCGCCGAAGCGCATGCAGGCCGCGGCGCATGGGATGCTCGCGAAGCGCCCGCCGATCAGCGTGGAACCGCACCCGACGAAGAAGGGCCACTACAACGTGATGGACGGCAACGGCACGTTCACGGCGGCGAAAAAGGCCGGCTGGAAACACATGCCGGTCAACATCATGGGCGCCGGAGCCGCAAAGGCGGACGCGCGGGCGAAGGAACTCGCAAAAGCGGTCATCGACCCGGCGGACCCGAAGTACGCCGGGTTGCCGGTCAAGGCCACACAACCGAGCAACGAAAAGGACGAACTGCTCAAGTTATCGGCCGCCGGACTGGAAGAGCTGAAGGACTGGTTGAACCGCAACAAGGGCGTCGCGAGTAAGGCGGGTTGCCGGAGCATGACCAAA